TCTTCACTCCATGTGTTTGACATTTTTTTCCTTTCTCATCTTTCTGATAACATCCCGGTGCATTACCACCACACAGTTCCCGTCTGGCAGAGGCTCGCTGCCCTCCTCCCACGGTGCGCGCGGCATCGTGATTGGCATTACGTGAAATCGGTCCGTGCTACTCGACGAAAGGCCTCGTTTATAGACGGTCCGCTTGGGGTTACTCATGGCCAGCCTCCCGAAGCAGCTTGCCGATCAGGGCGTCAACAACGGCCAGCGCGCTCGCCCCGTCATCGTCTGCGTCGATCATCTCCCACGTCAGCATGGCTGTTGCCTCGGCGCGCGGGCTGGTGCTTGCGTAGGCGTCAACGCGGATGCCACGGTATCTCAACTCGCCATTCCACCAAGCGCGCTGCTCCAGCAACGTCTCGGCGCGCTTGCAGCCAGCGTCAAGCCGACGCATCAGCATTTCAATCCGTTTAGCGCTGCTCATTCTTCTCACTCCATAAGAAAACATCGCTGATCATGACATCGACCGCATATTCGGCCAAGCTGGCGTATCCCCCGTCAATGGAGGCTAGAAAAGCCATCTCGGCGGTCTTGGTTGGCAGCTCGTCAATATGCCGCCCGAAATATCCGACCCCCATTGAGTAGCGGCGGCAGAGCGTTTGAAGCGGTAGCTGCTCCGTGCGCTCCTTTCGCGGTCGGCTGCGGCCATTGCGGATGCCGCGCGTGATGATTGCGTAGGCTACCGAGTAGGTCACACCAGCGGCCTCTGCTACCTGCTTTGTGGTCAAATCTCCAAGCTCCCACAGCGCCAACACTTCCGGGGTCTTTGGATTGGCTCCCTTCATCTCTTTTCTCCAATGTTGTCTGGCCGCATCTGTGGCCGGAGTGATGTTGATGGTGCCAGCGGCTTGATAGGTTCGTCCGGCTCGATCAGAACGCACTGCACGTCCATGATGGTTTCCATGAGGCGCTGATCTGTCACGAAGGCGTCACAGGCGTCGGTGGTGGCGAATGCCACGAAGGCGACCCACATCATAGCAAGCCTCCCAGCAGCAGGATGTAGGCCATCAAGAAGATGGCGACGACGGCGACAAACTCGCCAACAATTTCAACGAAGCGCTTCATTGGCCTGCCTCATCTTTCAATCGGTTAAGTTCGTCCACGTATTGCCCGATGAAGTGGTCTTCGTAAGCCAAATCTTCGCTCACATACGCTGGTCTCACGCCGCTGCCGTAGCGCGCCAAGATGTCGTCATATCGGTCACGGTGCAGCTGGATCATGCGCTCAACAACTTCGATGCGGTCAGGGATGTCGTTGTCTGTCATGGGGTTTCTCCAATCTTGATTTCGGGGCATTTATTTCAGGCGATCTCAGCCAGCGCTTGCGCGGCTTTCTTAGCATCTTCGACCTGTTGCAGCGTCATGCCGCTGTTGGCGATTGCCATAGCGTGATCCAGCGCCTCCGCTACGCGGTCGTCGTCGGTGGCGGTTATGGCGAGGACGAGGGCCAGCGTGAGGGCTTCGGATTTTGTCTTGAGTTCCATTGTCTGTCTCCTTCTGAGGGTTGGTGGGGGCCGAAGCCCCAGTTGATTAGATTTTTGCGGCCTTGAGGATGCCAGCCTTGCACGCGCTGCGGTTCCACTCTGTGGTTCCAATCACCTGCCAACACCAATGGCTTTCTGCGTCTGGGTGGCCTGCGTGCCACTGGTGAAAATACTCGCCCGTGCAAAAGCAGATTGCGTCTACGCCAAAATCTTTTGGGTCAAGGTCAACGTCCTGCCGCTTGATGGTATGACCAGCCTTTTTGTGCCACTCCCAGCGGTCGTCTGCGCCACCGTGGCTGCCGGATAGCGTAACGTTGAAGGTCTCTCCGTTTTTCTCGACACGCGACCCGCCAGCGTAATCGGTCAGCTTCACTTGACCAAGCAGTTTGCCTTTGGTGCCTTTTGTAAAATCGAAAACTTTCATCTGCCTGTCTCCTTCTGAAGGGTGGTGGGGGCCGAAGCCCCCTGTTATTACTGCGGGAGCTTCCAAGTGAATGCCTTTTTGCCCTCGGCGTAACTGGTAACGCACTCATGCACGCTGATGGTCTTGCGGATGCAGCTACCGATAGAAGCGGCAGCATTGATGGCGTCTTCATGCGCCATCTCTGCGGTGGCACCCTTGCCGACTACGATGTTGCCGTTGAAGGTTGCTGCTTTGTGTTCGTAGAAGGTCATCTGTCTGTCTCCTTGGTTGGTTGCTTCTCCTGATCACACCTAATCACAGGAAAAAACACCAATCAACAACTTTTTGCAGGTTGACTGCATATTTTTTGCATATAGGGTGCATGTGATCAACACAGGAGGATCACCATTGAAACAGTTCAAGACAATCGGCATTCAGGTGACGGAGGCCCAGTTGGCCGCGCTGGAAGCCGCTGCGGATCGGTTCGGGCTTGGCATCGGCCCCTACATGCGTATGACCGCGTTGCAGGCAGCGGCCAGTGCCGGGTTTCACCATGAGCAGCCACGGGCCGACTGATGGTAAATGGTCGCGCCAAGGGAGCCAGCTTTGAGCGAGAGGTGGCAAAGCTACTGCACGCAGAATTGGGGATCAGCTTTAGGCGAAACCTGGAGCAATATCGCTCAGGGCAAAACGACGACCTGACGCCGGACGATGACAGCTTCCCGTGGTCAATCGAGTGCAAGCGCTACGCTGGCGGATCGTTTAGCCCAGCTTGGTGGCAGCAGGCGTCAGACGCGGCGCAGGCACAAGGCAAGCTGCCCTGCGTCATCTACAAGTTTGACCGCAAGCCGATCCGGGTGGCCATCCCGCTCGGCGCTATTTTTGAAGATACCGACGGCCACATAGTTGACGTTTCGCTAGAAGCCTTCGCATATATCACAAGGGAGTTGATGGAATGATAAAGACTGACATGACAAACGAGCAATATCACGCTCACGAAGCAATCAGCAGCAGCGACGTGAAGGCGGTGCATTCAACAAGCGCCTACCACTGGCTTTACAAGACCTACAAGCGGTCTGCGGCGTTTGACTTAGGCACCGCCGTCCACGCGCTGATCCTTGAGCCGCACGCTGACCTTATCGTGCGCGGGCCGGAAGATCGCAGGGGCAACAAGTGGAAGGAGGAGGCGGCGGCGGCTGAAATGAACGGCCAGCTATTGCTGACCGAGGCCGACTACGACAAGTCTCGCGCAATAGCTGACGCGGTCATCTCAACGCCAGTTGGGCAGACCATGCAGAGCGAGCGCACGATCAACGAAGCCAGCATCTTCGCGACGTGTTCGCATACCGGCTTGCAAATCAAGACGCGGCCAGACAGCTACTGGCAGGATCGCGGGATCATCTATGACGTGAAGACGACGCAGGATGCCTCACCGATCGGCTTTGGGCGTGAGGTCGTAAAGTATAACTACGCGCTGCAAGCCGCATTCTACCTGCACGTCTGCCGGGAGGCCGGGTTGCCAGCCAAGCAATTTGTCTTTGCGGCAGTCGAGAAGGAGCCGCCGTATGCGACTTGCGTCCACATGCTGTCAGATGATTATATAGCGTGGGGCCACAGCCAAATGCTGGGGGCTATGGAGCAAATCAAGACAGCGCAAGACAGCGGCGAATACAACACTGGCTGGCCTGCCCTGAATATTCTGGACTTACCGCGCTGGATGAGTGCAGATGACGACTTCGACACCGAAAACTGAGCCAAGAGGAGATCACCATGGCCAATGAAGACTTTAAGAAAATCTTGATCCAGAACGTGGAATTGAAATATCCGCGACTTAATGAAACCTACCGCTTCAACACGGCGAAGCGGCAGTCGGAACCGTGCGCGCCAACTGCAAGCGGTGCAAGCTGGTCTATCGCGTGGACCATGTCAGCGGAGCAGGGCAACGCACTCTACAAGGAGCTGAAGGCTCACTATCTGGCGCGCCAAGCTGCGGGCGGGATCAAGGCCGAGTTTACCGGGATCTTCGGGATGAAGAAGCTGGAAGATGGAACCGTTGAGGTGCGGGCAAAGCGCAATGGAACCAAAGCCAGCGGAGAGGTGAACATGCCGCCAATTGTTATCGGTGGGGACAAACAGCCGCTGGCAGACAAGGGGATCTGGTCTGGGTCAAAGGGCAATGTGCGCTGCTTCGCGTGCCCAGTGACCGACCCAGAGGGCAAGGCCGGGGTTAGCCTCTTCTTGGACGCTCTACAGGTGACACACGCAGTCTACGGCGGTGGAGGATTGGACGACTTCGCAGACGTGGGGCCGACGAAGCAGGCAGGCGCTGTTGACGATCCCTTCGCCGCTGACGCACCAGAAGACGACCCCTTCGCCACTCCGTCACCTAAGCCCACCCCGGCAAAGGCAGACTACGACGACGAAATCCCCTTCTGACAATAAAAAAGGCCCGCTGCCGGGGAGAAATGGCAGCGGGCCTCAGTCGGGAGGAGGAGAAGAACGTGACCCATGACAGTCAGCGATGGACCAATTATAATGAACACAACACCTAGTATCAAGCCGCTTGTTGTTTTGCTGAACAGAGGCGCACTTAGCACGCTGAAAGACAAGCCCGGCAGCACTTACGACGGGATCACGGCGCAGCAGATCGCGGCCATGGTCGCAACGCCGCAGTCAGTCAGCAAGTCCGAGGCACTCTTCATCATCCCATCCGAATATCGTGAACACGACGGCAGGTCGCACGAAGCGCAGCGCACGATGGGGCAATATCGCTATCTGGCCTTCGATATCGATAGCGGCAACCACACGCTGGCAAAAATCAAGGACAGCTTTGAGGCTATATTCCCCGACGCTGGCATGATGATCTATTCGTCGGCTTCGGCCTCTGAGGAAGAGAAGAAGTGGCGCGTGTTGGTGCCGCTGAGGACAGCCATCGCCGGAGCCAATTACCCCGAAGCGACAATGGAGGCGGCTGACATGCTGCGGCATCGCGGCATTACCTGCGACCCGTCGCTGACACGCTGCGGCCAGCCAGTCTACCTACCAAACGTCCCGCCAGAGCGCAGGGACGAAGCCGGAGAGCCGCTGTTTTATCAGTCAGAGATCGTCCGCAAGCGTGGCTACGAGTATCACGGCGGCGACATAGAGCAGGCCGTCCGGCAGGCCGAAATCCGCAGGCAGGCGTTGCAGGAACAGGCAGCGGCAGATCGTGAACGCAGAGCCGCAGAGCGGGCCGCACAGCGGGCATCCCGTGGCGATGAGATAAGTGCAGTGGAGGAATTCAACGCGCGCCACAGCGTGGCCGACATCCTGGCAAAATACGGTTACGCCAAGCAAGGCCGCAGCGATCAATACCGCTCGCCCAATCAATCATCCGGCAGCTATGCGGTCAAAGATTTCGGCACGCACTGGGTCAGCCTATCTGGCAGCGACGTGAGCCTTGGCATCGGACAGGTGAAAGATGGCTGGTGCTGGGGCGATGCCTTTGATCTTTTCTGCTTCTATGTCCACGGCGGCGACATGAAGGCGGCAGTCCGATCCTATGGCGCAGAAATCCGGGGGCCTCAGTTGACAACACCCGACGACCCGCTGGCCGACTTTGAATTCGTCAGCGAAATTTCGTCGGCACCGGAGGCCAATGAAACAACGCCGGAGCAGCAATCCAACGAAATTTCGTCGGATGATGACTGGCAGTTGCCGGATGCGGGCGATGAGCCGCCGGAGCCGCAGCACTGGCCGACGCCAGCGACCAACTTCGACTCCAGCGTCCTTCCCCGCCGCGAGTGGATTTACGGGCATGACTACATCCGCAAATACGTCAGCGTGCTTGCGTCGGCAGGTGGCATCGGGAAAACATCGCTGACCGTTGTTGAGGCGCTGGCAATCGTCACAGGCCGCAACCTGCTAGACACGCACGTGAAGCAGCAATGCAACGTCTGGATCGTCAACCTAGAAGACCCGCGACTTGAAATCGAAATGCGGATGCTGGCTGCAATGCAGCACTACAAGATCGAACCGTCAGAGGTGCGCGGCAAACTTTTCTATGATGGTGAAGATACCTTTGCCATGACGCTGGCCGCTGAAGGCAGGGACGGCTTAAAGACCAATGACGCGCTGCTTGAGATGATGACACGCAAGGTCAGGGAGCATAACATCGGCGTGGTCATCATCGACCCATTCGTCTCCACACACCTTGTCAACGAGAATTCTAACAGCGGCATCCAAGCTGTCGTCGCCATGATCCGCAAGCTGGCACGCGACACCAATTCATCCGTCTCGCTGGTCCACCATGTCCGCAAAGGCAACGGGGATGACGCCACCGTTGACAGTGTTCGCGGGGCTGGTGCGCTGATCGGCGCTGCCCGTGCTGCACGGGTCATCAACCGGATCACTGAGGACGACGCGCTGCGAATGGGTGTGGACCAGAAGATCGCAAAGGGCATCTTCAGGGTGGACGATGGCAAAGCAAACCTTGCACCTCCCGCCGACAAGGCTGTCTATCGCCGCATGATCGGCGTGCAGATCGACAACGAGGAGTGGGTGGGTGTCTGCGTGCCGTTTGAGATGCCTGATCCGTTTGATGACGTAGGGCCGAAAGAACTCCGCAAGGTGCAGGATATGGTTGCCGGAGCGGAAGCTAATGAAGACCCGTATCGCGCCAATGTGCAGGCGAAGCATTGGGTCGGCAACGCAGTGGCCACTGTCTTGGGGCTGGATGGCAGCGACAAGGCGCACAGGGCGCGCATCGGCATGATCATGAAGACGTGGATCGCCAACGATGCGTTGCGTGTGGAAACCACTGAGAGCAAGCGTGATGGCCGCGAGGTGCCATGCGTTTTCGTCGGCAACTGGGTCAAGCCAGAGGAGATGGAGTGATGCTTCACTATCACGGCACACCTCTCACGCCGAGAAACGAAATGCTGAAAATGGCTGGCAAACACTTTTGCGTCAGTTACGCGCACCCTTTTGACGGAGACTGGTGCCTTCAGAATGGCCAGTCCGTGATGTGGGACAATGGAGCATTTAGTCTACATACTAAGGGCAAGTCAGTCGATTGGTCAGGTTTTCACCAGTGGCTTGAATGCCGCCTTGGCCATCCGCACTGGGCCGTTGTTCCAGATGTTATTGATGGTGACATTGAGGACAATCTGAAACTCATTAACCAATGGCCACATCAGAAAAGCATGTCCGCCGTTGTTTGGCATATGGGGGAGCCAATAAGTCATTTGCATAGACTTTGCGATCTAGGCTTTGCAAAGGTTTGCTTTGGCAGTTCAGGTGCTTACTGGCAAGTTGGCTCTGAAGCATGGGAGCGGCGGTGCGATGAAGCATTTAACGCTCTGGCATCAAATGGTGCGCTTCCTTGGGTGCATATGCTTCGCGGTTTGGCGCTGTGCGGTGATCGTTGGCCGTTTGCTAGCGCAGACAGCGTGAACGTAGCACGCAACTTTAAGAATAAAGGCTCTGAAACTTGCCCAGAGAGAATGGCAAGGAGGATCGACGCTGTTCAATGTCCGGTGAAATGGACACAGCGCGCAACACAAATGGAGATGTTTGATGTTTAAGTTTCTGCTCATTGCAGCATTCGCTGCAACCGTCCCAGCGGCAAACTGGATGATCGGCAATGTCGGGCAATGCATTCCGAATGGGCCATGCCTTATTCCTGTCGGTTTTGGTCTTATGGCTCCATCAGGTGTTTTGATGGTCGGCGCTGCATTGGCTTTGCGTGATGCTGTCCACTCAATTCTTGGTGCCAAGTTCGCGCTGATCGCCATCGCTCTCGGTGTGATCTTGTCCGCCGCCGTTGCACCTGCATCACTTGTTATAGCATCTGCCGCAGCGTTCTTGATGTCTGAATTGTCAGACTTTGCCGTCTATGCACCTCTGCGGCAAAAGAGTGTGCCAGCGGCGATCATTGCATCCGGCTTGGTTGGCTCCGTTGTAGACAGCGCGGCGTTTCTTTTGATCGCGTTCGGAAGTCTGGACTTCATTGCGGGGCAAGTCGTCGGGAAAATGGAGATGACGCTTGTATGCGCCGTTGCTGCGTTGATGCTCCGCCGCACCTTTTCCGCACCTCAAAAACAGGTGCGGAGTGCGGAGAAATAAGCCGAAATTACCTCCGCCGCACCACCTGCATATATATATGCAAGGTGCGGCGGTGGTTCGGAAGGGTCTGGGAGTGAGTGCGGAAAATGAAAGGTGCGGCAATGGTCAAAGTAAGGCTCAGTAGGCGAGTGGATCAAGCCGGAGGAAATGAATTGACGGCCCCTAACCGCACTCACCGCAGTCATTCCGCAGTCATAAATGCTGACTGCGGTGAGCGTTTTCAACACGTTAGCTGGTGTTCACCGCAGTCGTTCCGCAGTCAGAAGGCAGGAAACCTGCCAATTGGGCATAAAAAAACACCCCGCGAGGAGTGTTGCAAGAATGTCACCGCAGTCGTTTGCGTGAAATTCCTCCGGAATTTATACCACTGCGGCGGCGGTGTCAACACCCCTCAAGTGCGCGGACCTATGATGAGCGGCTTAAGCAGCCGCACTCGTCATCTCGACGGTCCCGACGCGCCCCGCCCGCAGGCAGGCCTCCGCTGTCGCTATGGCATGCAAGCGGTCGGGCGCACCGGACAGTCTCGAGTGGAAGTTAAGTTTATGGATGGGAGAGAATACATTGGCGAGAAATAGTAAGCCAAAGTCAAAGCCACGTCGGCCAGAGCGGCAGAAGAAGTCAGACCGCCTGACAAACCCAGCCGCATCGGCGGTGGCCATCAAGATAGATATGATGATGGCTCCCCTCACGCTGGCCGTGGACGAGGCAGACCGCAGGTGGGGAATTGACCGCCTGCCCGAGTTGGTGGCCGTAGACACGGCGGCGAAGTGGGGACTGACGCTGGCGAAGCTAAGCGAGGCAATCGACGCAGAGGACGCGGAGAAGGCCGCACAGTGGACGGGGGCCGCTCTCCGGGGGTTGGCGTTCATGGAGGCAGAGGCAAGCGCTGGCGGCGCTCTGCGGGCGTGCAGCGACGTTTGGGAGGTAGAGCTGAACGGGGTGGTCTACGGGATTATGAGAGATGGCCGCGCGTGGCAGGAGATCCGGGAACAGCGGCCAGACTTGCGGCTGCTGACGCTGCGGGAGGTTGCCGTGGCCGTCGAGTGGTGGTCAGAGTATGGCTTAGGGAAGATGCAGGCGGCGGTGGCTGACGCATTCCCGGCGGCGGAAGTAATCAGGAGCAGGCCGGGTGGCTCGCTGGAAGATGACATAGGAGAGTTGTGATGAATAGAAGTGAAGTGCTGGCAGATGCCGATCGGCTGATCCACGGCGAGCGCCAACAGAACTACGGCGACGCAGCGGACAGCTTCGGCGCGACTGCGGCCATGTGGTCGGCATATCTTGGCTGCGGCGTGACAGCCCGCGACGTGTGCAACATGATGGCGCTGCTGAAAATCGCCAGACTGCGCTTGGGGCAGCACGACGACAGCAGCGTCGATGGCTGCGGCTATCTGGCGCTGGGTGCGGAGGTGGCAGGCTGATGGTGTCGGCGGTGGTTGACGTGGGTGGCGTCCGCGATGACGTCGTGGCCGACGTTGCTGACGCGATCCTCGACGCCATGGATGATGCCATTGACGAGGGGGCGACAGTGGCCGAGCTGCTGTGCGCTCTCGGTGTGGTTCTCGAGGAGATGCTGGGCGAAAATGTCAGCCCAGAGAGCATGCATTGAGCGTGGAGGTTGGAAGTGGTGACGCTACCGAAGTTGCCGTTTGATTTGCCGCCAGCGACGGTGGACGAGACTGCCCCAAGGTTTTCACTGACGAAGCGTGGAGCCAGAGGGGCCGTTGACGAAAGCCTGACCGAGCCGGACTGGGGCGACATTCCCGTGATCGACGCAGCAGACGGCGAGGGCGTGCCGTGGACTGACGCTGACGTCTGACAGGTGGCGGTTTGAGGTCTGCCCGGCGCACACGCCGTCGCACCCGTCCGCGCGCCTGTGCGTGCCGAAAATTGATTGACGATGTCAACTGTTAACAGTGTCAACTATTGACGATGTCAATTATTAACAGTGTTAACTATCTTCGGGCTGACACAACATATAGTGTTTGCTGCCGCATAATATCGGCACAATATGCTAAGTCATTGATAACATTGAGACAGCCTTTTAACATAATGACCATTATGCGCCTTATGCGTTAAGCGGCTTATGCGACCCGAAAATTGATTGACGATGTCAACTATTGACAGTGTCAACTATCTCCGGGCTGACGCAACACAGCCCGCAGCCCGCCAGCATCTGTAGACCCCCCCCCGGCGGGCGCGGCGGCGGGGGCCGCTGCTGAGGCACTCCCCGACCTACCGCCGAGAAAATTTTTCAAAACTAAGCGCGCAGCTAATTGACGCATAAAGAGGCAGGCAATATGTTAAGTGCAGAGGAGGCACCCAAGATGACGTCATGTCAGCACCACCCACAGAAGAAGGCCGTAGCTAAGGGCCTGTGCGCTGCCTGCTACATGCGCCAGCGCCGCGCCAAGAGTGTCACCTACGTTGGCCGCGCGCCGACTGGATACAACTACCGCCTCGCCCTCGACTGCGCTGGTGAGTGGATTGAGCGTTTTGATGCCATGATTGACCAGAGCGGGGACTGCCACGCCTGGACGGGGGCTAAGACGAGGGGCGGTCACGGGGTTTTCTTTGTCGCCGGGCGGACGCTCTTGGCGCATCGGCTTCAGCATGCGTTGAGCGGTGGCAACCCCGCCGCTGAGGTTGTCATGCCTACGTGCGGCAACCCGCACTGCGTCAACGCGGACCACCTCGAGGACGGCGCGCGGGAGGGTGGCACGGCAGACACGCGCGCCAAGGGTCGTCAGGGGATTGTGCCGAAGGTCGGCGCGCACTTGCGGGACCGCCACACGCACCCGAAGGCTCGCCGGATTGCCACGCCGGAGGGTGAATTTGCCAGCGCGTCGCTGGCGGCTGAACACATTGGGATATTGCCCCGGACGGCGCAGCGCCGAGCAACGGATTGCCGCGACGGCTGGCGCTGGTTAGACTGACCGAGAAGAGGAGTATTCGACATGGCAGGCAAGCCGCTGAAGAAGAAAATGATGTCCACGCTTACTGACCTCGCCACGGCGGACGGGCTGACGGCGGTGGAGTTTATCCACGACTTTATCGCCAGCGGCAAGACGATGACTGACTTGGCTGAGATGCTTGGGGTGTCTCGCGCATACGCCAGCCGTAATTTGAACGATTTTCCTGAAATTCGTGCGGCCCTGAGCCGCGCCCGCTTGGATGGTGCGGACGCCATAGCGGAGCAGTCGATCCGGCTGGCTGACGACTTAGCTGCCCGCATGGATAGTGGCGAGGAGATCAGGAACGAGCGGATTGGCCTGCTGCGGGAGCAGAATAGCGTCAGGAAGTGGCTGGCCGCTGTGGCCAACCCTGAGAAGTATGGCCGCAACGACAGTCAGGTGACCATCAACATTGGCGACCTTCACTTGGACGCCCTGCGAAAGAGCCGCATGATCAACATCACGCCAGAGACGAAGGAGTTGTCGGATGACAACTGAGCAGCAGCCAAACCCGTTTCTGGATTTTGTTGAGCGCTACAGCAAGGATCCGGCGCTATTCGTCAAGGAAGTCCTCGGAGGCACACCCACGCCGTATCAGGAGGAGGCGCTGGCTGCATTGGCGAAAGGTGAGCGGAAGATGTCGATCAGGTCCGGCCACGGCACGGGCAAGTCTACCTTCGCGAGCTGGGCCATGCTGTGGTATTTGACGTTCCGCTATCCGTGCAAGATTGTGGTCACCGCGCCCACGACGGGTCAGCTTTTTGACGCCTTGTTTGCCGAATTGAAGCGGTGGATCTCGGAGATGCCGGGTCAGCTGCGCCCGCTGTTTAACGTCAAGAGTGACCGGGTTGAATTGACTTCGGCCCCGTCGGAGGCGTTTATTTCGGCCAGAACCAGCCGAGCAGAGACGCCGGAGGCGCTGGCGGGCGTTCACAGCGAGAACGTCCTGCTTGTCGTTGATGAGGCATCCGGCGTGCCTGAGCCTGTCTTCGAGGCGGCGGCTGGCTCGATGTCTGGCCACTCGGCCACGACGCTGCTGCTCGGCAACCCTACGCGATCCAGCGGCACGTTTTTTGAGAGCCAGACGCGGATGGCTGCGTCTTGGTGGGTGCGGCGGTGGTCGTGCTTGGACAGCCCGTTGGTGAGTGATGACTTCGTGGCGGAGATCAAGCTGCGCTACGGCGAGGATAGCAACGCCTTCAGGATCAGGGTTCTTGGAGAGTTCCCTCTGGCGGATGACGACACGATCATTCCGTTTCACTTGGCGGATGCGGCGTCGAAGCGCGACATTGAGGTGCCGGAGGGTCTGCGGCCTGTGTGGGCCCTGGACGTGGCTCGCTTTGGCGGCGACCGGACTGTGCTATGCAAGCGCACGGGGGCGGTGGTGACTGACATTGAGGGCTGGAGCGGGCTTGACCTGATGCAGACTGTTGGCCGCGTGAAGGCGGAATATGACGGCTGCAGCTTCAACATGCGACCAACTGAGATACTCATTGACAGCATTGGCCTCGGCGCTGGCGTAGTAGACCGCCTCCGCGAGCTTGGCCTGCCAGTGCGCGGCGTGAACGTGTCTGAAAGCCCGAGCATTAAGGGGACATATTCCAACTTGCGGACGGAGCTGTGGTTTAGGGTGCGCGGCTGGCTTGAGGAGAGGGGTAGCAGGATACCCCAAAATGACGAGCTGATCGCCGAGCTGACATCGATCCGGTATACCTACCACAGCTCTGGCAAGATGGCGGCTGAGAGTAAGGATCAGATGAAGCGGCGCGGGCTAAAATCTCCCGACTTTGCTGACGCTCTGTGCCTGAGCATGGCTGGCGAGGCGGCGACTGCGATGGGCGTCAGGTCTACGAGCTGGGGCCAGCCCTTGCGGCGAAATCTGCAGGGCATCGCCTGACGTTGTTTCGCTGTTAGTTTTCAGGTAAAGTGTCCCCAACCTTGCAAGGGATGGGAACTATGGCGGATCAGCGTTATCTGAATTTCATTGACATGATCAACGGTGGCGGCATGGGGGCCGCTGGCAGTCGGTTCGAGGGCGGCGGCTTGCTGTCTATGCTTGGGAATGCGCTCGGCATCCGCCCCTACGGCTACGAGGACAGACTGTCCGAGGTGCGGCCCATGGCGCGCCCCGCTGGCTTGATGCCAACGCAGGCTCGCCCGCAGCTTCCCGTGACTGGCATGGACGAGACGCTTGTGCCGGGGCCGATCTACAGCGGTCGCGGTGACTTCGGGATGCCCGCCCAGAATATGCAGATGCCCGCAGAGATCGGCAACTCAGGCAGCGGGATGGCCGCGCTACAGTATGGCGGTCGCGGGACGGTCGGAATGCCAATTAACTCGATATTTAACACGCCGGAAGGCCGTGCTGCACTAAAATATCTTCGGTCTATCGGGGCAGTGAATTTCTGATGGGTATTTTTGACGCAATCTCTGACTTCCTGTCAAAAGAGGCAGGCCAGCGGCGCACTCAGGCGCTCAATGAGGGCTTGGCATACTACGTCCCGCCGGAGCTGCGGCAGAAGCTGGGGCTGCTTGCGGAGATGACCCCCACCGCCACCGTGCAGCGCGCGGGGCAGGCTTCTGAGCGGATGCTGGCACCTAACCGCACTGTCGGGCAGCGCGTCGGCGATCTGGGAGCGATGCTGTCAGAGACTGCGGGCGTTGTCGCCCCTGCGATGGTGGCTGGCCGTGCGGCCATGCCTGCCGCGCAGGCTGTGCAGGAGGGGCTGCTTGGCTTCTCAATGGGCGCGGATGATATGGGCCGCCAGTTTGTGGAGCGCATGAACCAGCCGGGTCCGGTCCCCACGATGTATAGTAACCCTGTCATGGCTCCATTCGACATGGGGCGCGGCATGGGCGACAATGGAGGCCCACGGCGGCCTTTCGCAATAGAGAGCGTAGACCTTCCAGCACACTCCCGCCCCGAGTGGTCTGGGCGCGCCCCGAATCGCACCGAACCATATCCGCGCTATCGCCCAGCAAAAACAACTGAGCGCATGTCGCGCCTAGAGGCACAGATTGCCGACCCCAACAACCCAATTCGCGGAATTTTCGACAATTACGTCGAGAAAGGCAAAACACTAAAGGGTCCAGATTGGTATAACACCGAGGAGCTGCGTGACTGGTTTACTTCTCAGCTCGGTGATGCTGAAGGAGACAGGCAGTGGCGTGAATACATGGAGTTGATTGGCACAACATCAACGGGCGCAAAAGTTCCGTCAAATATTCGGATGGCTTCATTTTATCGCGCGCTAGCTCCAGAAGATCGAGTTGCTGTTGCTCAGATGGTCAAGGACAACGGCATCACGCCAAAAGCCGCCGCAGAAGCTCTTGGCGTGATGCCGCCAAATACTCCTGATAATTATGCGTATGGGCACATCAAGCAGCGCAACCAAGCGGGCAACGTCGTTAATCGCGAAGCTGGAGACTGGTCAAGGGCAGTCCCTGAAGGGCTTTCTGGGGCAGCGCTCTCAAAATGGCTTCAGGCAAACCCGAAGGTTAAGGGTTTCGGTAACGACTTGCTGGGTGATGAGACAAATATCGCCGCTGACATGCACTTCATGCGTATGCTGGCAATGGCAGACGGCGGTGGAGATTTCTTGAATGCTCAGGCTAAATTGAGCAAGGCTGACACCGACACTGTGGCGAGTGTGATCGGCCCGAAAAACATGAAGAAATACACATCAACTCGCATGGTAAACGGCAAGCCTGTGTCTGAGGTAAATCTATTCAAGGCATGGCAAGATGGGATGATCAAAGACACATCGGCGCTGCAGAAGATGCCGACAGCGTGGGCTGACACGCCAAAAGCAAACGAATATGCCGCCTACGAAGACATGGCAAACCGCGTTTCTGCTGAATATGGCATGACACCAGCGCAGTTCCAAGCGTCTCTCTGGATGGGCGCTGGCGACTTGACCGGACTGGCCGACGAAAGCCAAGGCACATTTATGGAGCTGTTCCGCAACGCACTGGATAAGAGAGCCGGGGAGCGCGGGTTGTCGCGTAGGGAGATGCTCACTGACTTTCTGCAAAACAAATCCCCGCTAGCTATAGCCGCTGGCCTGCCCGCGTATGGTCTCCTGTCGCAGCCTGATCAGGAGCAATACTAATGCCGCTGAAAAATGGCAAATCCGCCAAGACCATCTCGGCCAACATCAAGGCCGAGATCCACGCGGGCAAGCCGCAGAAGCAAGCCGTCGCCATTGCTCTCAGCAAGGCTGGCAAGTCCAAGAAGGGGAAAAAGAAATGAAGAAGCCCGTATTCAAGCCCTGCAATGGATGCCCCACCCCCGCCAAGTGTAAGGCGGCGGGCCGTTGCCTGATGAAGGGCAAGAAGTGATGGCCAAAGACCCGCGCCTAGCAAAAGTCGGCGTTTCGGGTTACAACAAGCCCAAGCGCACACCGAGCCACCCGACAAAATCTCACGTCGTGGTGGCAAAGGAGGGGGCGGCGGTCAAGACGATCCGCTTCGGTCAGCAGGGAGTGAGCGGAGCCGGGGCCAGCCCCAAGACGGAGGCCGAGAAGAAGCGGCAGGCGTCCTTCAAGGCTCGGCACGCAAAGAACATCGCCAAGGGCAAGATGTCTGCGGCTTACTGGGCTGACAAGGAAAAGTGGTGAGCTGAATGGCTATTTCAACATACGCAGAATTGAAGACGGCCATTGCCGACTTCCTGAACCGGGACGACCTTACGTCGGTTATCCCCAGCTTCATCGCGCTGGCGGAGCAGCAAATGGCGCGGGACATCCGCCACTGGCGTCAGGAAAAGCGAATTGAGACCACACTCAACGAGCGCTATGAAAACCTGCCAAGCGACTTTATTGAGGCGTTGGAATTAAGCACTGACAACAACCGCCGCCTCACGCTCATCTCTACAGCCGAGATGCAGGATCGCAAGGAGGCCACGTCAACGTCTGGCGCGCCGCAGTATTATCGTTTCACTGCAAACCAGATTGAGTTTTTCCCCGCGCCGACGGCGACGTCAACGTCAACGCTGTCGATGCAATACTACGCGCGCATCCCGGCGCTGTCTGACAGCAACACTTCAAACTGGGTGCTGTCCTACGCCGCCGACGCCTACCTTTACGGCGCGCTGCTGCACTCAGCCCCATACCTGCAAGAAGATCAGAGATCGGCTGTCTGGGCGGGCCTGTATCAGTCGGCAATAGACGGCCTGCGCCGCGACAACGACGGCGGCAAGTATGGTGGCCCGCTCAAAATGGGAGTTCCGCGCTGATGGTAACGACGACTTGGGATCAGAAGTCAGGGATGACCAGCGCCACAGAGGTAGACAACCTCGAAAGCTATTCCGCGCAAGCGGAGGCGTCAAAGGACGCTGCAGCGGCCAGTGAGGCAGCGTCTGCCGCGTCTGCTGCGTCTGCGGCTGGCAGCGCCACAAGCGCGACGTCAAGCGCTGCAGCAGCGTCTGCGTCTGCTACGTCTGCAAGTGGATCTGCCAGCTCGGCTTCGGCGTCTGCGTCTGCGGCATCGTCTTCCGCAGCGTCAGCCGCCACGTCGGCCAGTAGCGCCGCCACGTCTGCCAGCAACGCGGCCACGTCGGCCAGTAGCGCCGCCACGTCGGCCAGCGGTGCTTCGGGCAGCGCCTCAAGCGCCTCCTCGGACGCAGCGGCGGCGGCAGCAAGTGCTTCGGCTGCGCTCTCCAGCGAGACTGCGGCGGCGTCCAGCGAGGCTGCGGCGGCGTCCAGCGAGACTGCGGCGGCGACGTCCGCAGTAAGTGCGTCGAATAGCGCCACATCCTCCGCATCATCTGCGTCGTCAGCATCAACGTCAGCAGCGACTGCGACGACGCAGGCTGGCAACGCCCTCACGTCGGCCAGCAACGCCGCCACGTCGGCCAGTAGCGCGACCACGTCGGCCAGTAACGCGGCCACGTCGGCGTCTTCGGCTGCTTCCTCGGCGTCCTCGGCTGCTTCCTCGGCATCTTCTGCTTCGGCATCTGCTGACGCCGCTCTTGCAGCCTTAGACAATTTCGATGATCGCTACCTTGGCCAGAAAGCCAGCGATCCAACGCTTGATAATGACGGGAATGCTCTCGTAGCTGGAGCGCTATACTTTAACACCACGACAAACTCAATGAAGGTATATGACGGAAGCCTTTGGCTTGCTGCTTATGCTTCTTTGTCTGGCGTGTTGCTGTCGGCTAATAACCTTTCAGACCTAAGTGATGCTGCCACAGCCAGAACCAACCTCGGTCTTTCTACGGTAGCGGAAACTGGCGCTTACTCTGACCTGTCTGGACTTCCCGCCCTTGGCACCGCAGCCGCCACGGCAAGCACTGACTATGCAACCGCTGCACAGGGTGCGCTGGCTGACACCGCCCTCCAAAGCCTCTCGGGCGAAAGCATTCAGAACCTATCTGACGTTGGGTCGATGACACCTGTTGATGGTGATGTCCTCATCTGGGAGGCGGCAAGTTCAAGCTGGAAGTCTGGCGTTGCTGCGGCTGGCGCTACGGGTGGCGGCACTGACCAAGTGTTTTACCAGAACGATCAAGCGATCACTACCG